ACGCCCTGCAAGCCCTGACCGGGGGCATTCAGTGACCCAAGACAACGCCTCCCGCATCAAGGACGTCCGGCGCGCTGAGAAGTCCGCGGCGCGCTTCGAGCGTGAGCGCGTCGAGGGCCTGCGCCACCTTTGCTCCGCCTACTCCGGCCGCCTTTGGCTCTGGCGCCAACTCGAAGCCGCGAACGTCTTCTCCCAAACCTTCACCGGTGAGGCGTTGAGCGGTGCTTTCAACGAAGGCCAACGCGCCCGCGGTAACGCGATGCTCGCCGACCTCATGCTTCACCTCCCCGACATGTTCCTCAAGATGATGGAAGAGAACAATGCCCGATCCCGTAGCAGCAGCACCAGCCTCCTCCCCGAGCCAGACGTCCAGCGCGCCACCGGTGGCGGGAACCCTGTTAGCGCCGGGGAACCCGAGCGCGGCTCCGGCGACGACGACCAGCCCAGCCTCCCCCTCGACGGAGCCGACTACAACCCCCTCCACTGAGCCGCCCACGACGCTCCTCGACAGCACCGAGCCACCGGCCGGGGCCCCCGAGAAGTACGAGCCTTTCACCCTACCCGAAGGCCTTGAGCTTCCGGCAGAGAAGCTAACTCAGGTTGAGACGCTGTTCAAGGAAATGAACCTGCCGCAAGACAAGGCGCAGAAGCTCGTGGACTTCCACGCGGCCGAGATCAAATCCGCGGCCGATGCCAATGCCGAAGCGTTCGCCAGTCTCAAGGCCGACTGGCGCAAGACCGCCGTTGCCGATCCGGCCCTTGGCACTGGCACAGATCTCAAGCCGGAGGTGAAACAGACCTTCGGCAAGGCCCTCGCGCTGTTGCCTGAGGCGCAGCAAACCGCGTTCAAAGAAGCGATGAACCTCACCGGCGTCGGCGACAACCCGGCGTTCATCCGCGCGTTCTACGAACTTGGCAAGCGCGTGACCGAAGGCCGTCCGGCACAGGCCTCGGCCCCTGCCGCTGTGACGCCGCCCGGTGCCAAGCCCGCGTCCCTTGCCTCCGCCATTTACCCCAATCTCCCCGCGTAGTCCGGCCTCAAAGAGGAAGAACGGCAATGCCCAGACTGACCAACGCAGTGAGTGTTCCACCCCACCTGTCCCTCTTTGGAGCCTAACCAATGGCAACGCAGACCTCTACCGCGCTAACCTACGCGGACTGGGCCAAGCGAACCGAGAACATGGCGATCGCCGCCATTATCGAGTTGCTGTCTCAGACCAACGAAATCCTCGATGACATGCTCGTCATGGAGGGCAACCTCGCAACCGGCCACCGGACCACGGTCCGCACCGGCATCCCACAGGCTACGTGGCGCCAACTCAACACCGGCGTCCCGAACGCAAAGTCCACCACCGCGCAGATCACCGACACCTGTGGCAACCTTGAGACCTACTCGCAGATCGACAAGGACGTCGCGGACTTGAACGGCAACACCGCCAGCTTCCGCATGTCAGAGACCCGCGCCTTCCTGCAGGGCATGTCCCAGCAGATGGCAACGACCCTGATCTACGGCAACGAGACGATCAACCCCGATCGCTTCACCGGCCTTGCGGCGCGCTACAGCAGCCTGAACACTTCCGTGTCGCAGACCGCCAATAACGTGCTCAACGGCGGTGGCACCGGCTCGACCAACACCTCCATGTGGATTGGCACGTGGGGCGCGGACACGATGCACGGCATCTTCCCGAAGGGCAAGATCACCGGGCTCCAGCACCGCGATCTCGGTGAGTGGCGCGTGGCCGATGGCTCGAACGGCTACTACCAAGCCTACGTCGACCACTTCAAGTGGGAACTGGGCCTGACCGTTCGTGACTGGCGCTACATCGTCCGCGTCTGCAACATCGACGTCACTCAGCTTGGCGGCGTTTCCGCGGCCAACCTCATCAACCTGTTGATCCGCGCGTTCCACCGTCTGCCGACCCAGCCCGTTTCCGTGGGCCCCGTGCAGACCTCGGACACGCCCGAAGTCAACGGCAACATGGGCACGACGGCGATCTACTGCAACCGCATCGTCGGCACCTACCTCGACATCCAAGCCGTGAACAAGACCAACGTCCTTCTGCAGATGCAGCAGTGGGCGGGCCGTCCGGTCACGACTTTCCGCGGCATCCCGGTCCGCACGGTCGACGCAATCGTGTCGAACGAGTCGCAGATCACACCGCCGTGAGCCGATGCTGATGCCTGCCTTCCCTCTTTCACAAGGACCCATCTCATGATTATCGACCGTCTGCTCCGCTTCTCCTCCGGGCAGGACTTGTCGCAGGTCGCCAACGATTACGCCTCCACTGACGTAATCGACTTTGGCATCGGCACAAGCGCTGCACCGGCGATCCCCTCCAACGCCAACGGCGGCGGTGCCCGAGACATGGGCATCGGCGACGACCCGGCGCTCAAGTTCGTGGTGATCGTGCAGGAGGCCTTCGCCTCGGCGACCTCCGCCGCAACCTTGCAGATCACTCTGCAGGGCGCCCCTGACGATGGCACCGGCGTTCCCGGCGCTTACGTCTCGTGGTGGGCTTCGCCGCTCTATACCGTCGCCCAGCTTACCCTTGGCGCGCGGCTCCTCGACATCGACTTCCCGCGGCCGCCGCAGGGCGCGCCGGTTCCGCGGTTCGTCCGGCTGCTCTACACCATCGCGTCCGAGACCACCACTGCCGGCACTGTCTTCGCCGCGCTGGTCCTCGATCGCCTCGACCAGATGTACAACGGCACCGACAACGCTGTGCTGGGCGGCTACCGTCCCGGCGTCGTTGTTCAGAATTGAGGGGAGCACACATGAAGCGCGTTCCCCTCGCCATCACCGCTTCGGTCCTTGCCTCCCTGCTCACCGCAGGGGGCTTGGCCGTAGCGCAGGTCCCGGGCGTCAACTCGACGCTCCAGTCGGTCTTCAACCTCGTCTACGACAACTCGACGATGAAGCCGACCTACAGCGCCACTGGCAACTTTGCCACTGTCGCCTCGGCCTCGGACATCTGCTCGATCTCCGGCTCCGCCAGCAAAACCGTCAAGGTCCGAAGGGTCATTCTTTCGGTCGCTGGCGGCACAACCGGCGTAACCGAAGCCATCGCCCTCGTCAAGCGTTCCACGGCTTACACCGCAGGCGCTGGTGGCAGGATGGCACAGGTGCCCTACGACTCGGTCAACTCCCTCACCGGCGCAGCTAACGCCGGTACCGTGGGCTTTGCCGAGTATTGGACCTCGAACCCCACCGTCGGCACTCTCGCCGGTTCCGTCGCCGATCCCTACGTCAACATCGCGACGTCGGTCCTCGGTGGCACGCGCTACACCTTTACCCTCGGGGAACTCGGCTCGCCGGTTGTCCTCCGGGGCGTAGCGCAGAACCTCGCGGTGAACTTCAACGGCGTCACAATCGCGGGTGCAGCGTCTTGCACCTTCGAATGGACTGAGGACTAACCCCAATGCACACGGCCCAGCCCACATCCCTCCCGGTGTTTCCACGGCTGGGCCTTGTTGCATGGACAGGCGGCGCCGTTGTCCTCTGGGCCGCGTTGTCCATGGTGTGGTCGCAGGGGGACCCCAAACTCCCTGCGGCCCACCTTATTTCCCTCGTCGTGTGCTTTGCCATCGGCCGTTGCCTTTGGCAGGAGCGCTGGTGGTTCTGGTACTTCCCCCTCGCCGCGTTGGCGTTCTGTCTCAGTCCGTGGCTCAACCCTAATTTCCTCGGCGCTGTGCTCGCGCTTGGCATCGCCATCGCCCTTGCGTTTGAGTGGACCCTTGCGGCAGTGGCCCTAGCGCCGATGCTCTTGTGGACCGGCTCGCGCGGCGCGATTATCGCGGGAGCCGCGACCGCTGGCCTCGCCTTTGCGCGGCGCTACCCGACAACCGCCCTGACCATTGCCGTCTTTGGCGGGCTCTACGCCATGAGCCTTCGCAGCATCGACTCCAGCTTACTTGCGCGCCTAGGCATCTGGCACGACACGCTTGAGCACATGACGCTCTGGGGCTCCGGCTGGGGCAGTTTCGCCGACGCTTACGCCTCGTGGCCGGTGCACCGAAACCTGACGCTGGAGCTTGCGCCGCACGCCTACAACGACGTGCTCCAGCTGACCTTTGAACTCGGCCTTGGCGCCTGCGCCGTGTGGCTGTTCCTTGGCGCGGTGCTGACGCGAGCCTCGTGGCGCTACGCCCTGATCGCCGCGTGCTTCGCCCTTCTGGGCCTGACTTACTTCCCGCTTTGGCTTCCCGTTGTCTCCCACACCTTCGCCCTTGCTCTGGGCGCGGGCTTACAGAAAGAACTGACCGATGAATGAAACAGTGAGCATTCCCTCCGCCGCCGTGTCCCAGCCGCCGATCTGGCGCCTGCGCGACCACCACTACCTAAACGTGCCGAACACCTTCTACATCAAGCGTGAGGTCGACGGTGAGACACAGGAAATGATCGAGCACAAGTACCCCGTGCCGCGGCTCCTGCGCCTCGACGACCCCAAAGCCTGCAACGCGGGCGACGGTGTGGTGCTGGTCTCGACCGACTCGCAGGCGAAGATGATCAACGCGCGCATGTGGATTTTTGACGGCGAACCGACGCCGGACATGGAGCCGCAGAATGACGCGGCCGAGGCGATCTCCGCCCAGTTCCGCCCACGTTGGCTCAAGCCGTTTGAAGAACTCCACGCTACGGGTGGCGGCTCAGGCAACTTCGCCAAGGACCTTGAGAATGCGTTGGCCCGGGTGCTTGACTCCGCCGCCGCAGGCAAGTCCACGCCGACCAGCAGCGAGGGCATCCTTGCAGAGATCAACGCGCAGATGAAGCAGCTGATGGAGCAGAACGCGGCGCTCAGTGCCAAGGTCGCGGCGTTGGAAGGCGACAACGCTGCTCCGGCTCCCGCTGCCCCCGCGCGGAGGGCCTAATCATGGCGCAGGCCTCCTTCAACGTAGGCTCTCCGGGGTCAATCTCCATCGGCGCGGGAGGCCTGCTCTATGCCTACAATACACTCGATGACACGACGCCAGTGGTGGTGGTCCCGGCAAACCCCGCTCGCTCGCGCCTGACCTTCCACAACCCCGGCGACGTAGACGTCATCGTCTACCCGGTGCTCAAGCAGAACTCCGGCAGTGACGCGGCCAACGCCCCGACGGTCGCCGCCAAGGGCGGCAGCTTCCTCGTCTATGCCAACGGCGGAACCCTCACGCTCGAAGGAGGCAACCTCAGCTACGCATGGTCGGCGCTGGCTGCGTCCGGCTCTGGCAAACCCCTCACAGTTTTGGATCAGGTGGCTTAAATGTTTAAGCTCTTCGCGCGTCTAACGCTCGCCACGTTAATCCTTGGGACGCTTATCAGCGTTGTTCCGGCGCAAAATGTTCAATGCCCCGATCGTGCAAAGGGCGATAATACCAATGCTTGCGCCAATACGCGATTTGTACAGACTGCTGTAGGCGGTGGTGGTGGTGGCTCGGTAACTTCTGTCTTTGGTCGATCTGGGGCGGTTGTAGCTGCTACCAATGACTATACCATCTCGCAAATTGGAAGCCTTGGCACAGGCGTCGCGGCGGCGTTGGGTACTAACATTGGTAGTGCTGGTGCTCCGGTGTTGTTCAACGGGGCATTGGGGACTCCATCTTCCGGCATTCTCACCAACACGACCGGGCTTCCTATTTCCACTGGGTTGACTGGTGCTGGTACAGGCGTCCTCGCCGCGCTCGGCGTCAACGTCGGCACCGCCGGTTCGATTGTTGTGAACGGCGGCGCGCTGGGCACGCCCGCCTCGGGAACGTTGACAAATGCGACCGGGCTGCCCATCAGCACGGGGGTGAGCGGTCTTGGAACGGGTGTGGCAACGTTCTTGGCAACACCCTCCAGCGCTAATCTTGCAGCGGCTGTAACCGGTGAGACCGGTTCCGGCGGTCTGGTCTTTGACACGTCACCGACCCTAGTTACGCCGACGATTGGCGTGGCAACCGCCACATCGATCAACAAAGTCGCGATTACCGCACCCGCGACATCAGCCACGTTGACGATCGCCAACGGCAAGACACTGACTGCCAGCAACTCAATAACGCTGGCGGGGACCGACTCAACAACGATGACATTCCCGAGTGCGTCGGCCACGATCACTCAGACAATCGCGTCAGGCACATCGGCGCTCGGGACCAGTGCGATTTCATCCGCCACTTGTGCCACGGTGGTGACAACGTCTGCGACAGGTGTCGCCACGACTGATACGATACAAGCAAGCTTCAATGGTGATCCGACAGCGGTGACTGGGTACGTCCCTCTCACAGCGGGCATGTTGACCATTATCGTCTATCCGACAGCGAACAACGTGAACTTCAAGGTCTGCAACAACACATCATCTTCGATCACTCCCGGCGCGATCACACTCAATTGGAGAGTTGTCCGATGAGGTCATTACTCTCGGCTCTTTGGGGTCTAGTATTCTTCTCGACTGCTGCTCTCGCACAGATCAGCGGGCCTATGTTCCCAGGTCCGGGTGGAGTTTCCGTAGTGGCCGCCAATGGATACTTCGGAACTTTGTCATGGACAGGGAACAGTTCCCCGCAGTCCATTACAGGTCTCGGCTTCCAGCCGGACATGTGCTGGATCAAAGATTCATCCGCTGCCGTAAACTGGGGTGCGTTTGACAGCTCCCGTGGGGCCACCGTAGCGTGGCCGATCAACTCGACATCCGCTCAGGCCACCGACGCGAACAGCCTCACATCGTTTGATGCGGATGGGATTTCAGTTGGGACTACCTACTCAGTCAGCGCTCGTGTCTATGTCGCCTACTGCTGGAAAAATGGTAATAACCAGTTCTACCTAGACCCAAAATGGACTGGCACAGGTTCTGGCTCTGCATTGCGATCCCACTCACTGGGGGTCACGCCGGGATACGTGATATCAAAAGACCCGGCCGGTGCCTTCGACACGGGTTCTTGGGGCCTGAGCGGGGCGACTACTGGGTACTTCATCAGTGGTGGTGGAGCGAACCCGGGAATGTTCGGGAATGGTGCAAGCACCAGCAGCACTCAGTATTCATCAGCGATAGCGGCCTACGCCAACACGGGGAACGCAACGAATATCGGTTATTTATTCGGCACGTCATCAGGAAACTCTCAGACCGGTACCTACACAGGTAATGGGAGCACGTCTGGGCCGACCGTCTCGCTCGGCTTCCAACCGAGGTTCATTTTTATCCACACTAACGCTAGCGGTGGGTCGTGGTACGTATTTGACAACAAGCTCAACGCATCAAGCCCTTGGACAACGTTTCTGCAACTGAACAGCACAGCTGCATCCTCAGCTACACTGAGCATTACTATTAGCGGAAGTGGATTCCAGATAACGACGGCTTCGGCTACTATCAACACGAATGCCGTCGTCTATTTTTACATGGCGTTTCGGTAAGAGGTTGAAAAATGACTAAAGGTCAAGGGCAACGATGATGTCGATGCTGCTGCGACTATCGACATCATATCTAGCAACTACGCGCGGCATAGTCAACAACTCAAAGGAGTAGACGATGAAGCAAGGAACTTCCAACCCAACCACTTCGCCGCCGCAGCGGCAGATCACCAACTACGCCATGGACGAATGCGCCGTGGCGAAGATCGGCCAAGCGCAGGCGCCGAAGTATGGCTTCATGCCACCTGAGCCGCTGGTCAAGGGCGTCATCTCCCAGCCCGGCGGACCCGGCGTGGGCAACCTCGGCAACAACGGAACTCAGAAAGGTTAAGCTATGGACATCGGTGAAGTTTACGGCCTTACGCAGGTCGTCAAGGAAGCGAACGGGTTGCAGCTGCACAGCATCGCGACGATGGCGATGAACCGGTTGCGCGAGATCGAAACGAAGGCGAAGGAAGAACTCGCCGGGGCGAAAGTTGCGGCACCAGTGGTCGCGCAGGCCAAGGAGCCGAGCAAGGCCGAAGCGCCCGCGGAACCGGCACCTACCGCCGCTGACGCCGCCAAGCACACCGGCCGGAGGGCGTAATGGGATCGCTCACGCACTCCGGCGGCAAGCCGAATGTGAAGGCCACGGGCGACAAGGGCCCGGTTGGGCCGAAGGGTCCGCTGGGCACGGCAACGCCGCCTCGCAGCAACTCCGGTAACAACGGCACGCAGAACAAAGGCTAACGCCAATGACAAGCTACGCGACGATTACCAACCGCGCGCTTCAAGTCCTCGGGACGCGCACGTCCGTGACCGACGCGGAGCTTGCCGCTGGCGACACCAACGAAGCCGTCGAAGCAAACCTCATCCTGTATGAACTGCGGGACGAGTTGCTTCGACTGGCGCCGTGGGATTGCTGTAAGGCAACTTGCAACCTCGACTACATCACGTCCCAGCCCGGCACGCCGGAGAACCAGACTCCCTCCACGGTCACGTGGTTGCCGGGCCAGCCCTCCCCGCCGTGGCTTTACGAATATCAATACCCGGTCGATTGCCTTCGGGCGGTCCGGCTCATCCCGCAGTTCCAGCCGGGCATGGCGGGGGCGGTACCGATCTTCCCGGTACCAACCGGCAACGCATGGAGCTACAACTCATGGGCCGGACCGCCGGTGGTG